TTATTACCTATCCCTTTAGCAAAAACCCAAATATTACTTAGATATTGCTTTGCTTTTATCCAAACAAGTTTAAAAGATAATCCTATAGCAGCGATTACACCCCTTAAAATAGTGCTTTGATTATAAAGACCTACAAAAGAATTATAAACCTTAGATACACCATCTAAAATAGCGTCAAAATTCTTATAGACAACAACCCCAATAGCTACAATACCCGCAACTACTAAACCAATAGGCGAAGATAAAGCAGCAAAAGCAGTAAATAAAACGCCTAGCAAAGATATTAAAGGAGGAAGAACCAAAACTATTCCTCCAATAGCTAATACCATGTTTTTAGAAGACTCGTCTAACTTAGAAAACTGACTAGATAAGTCTTTTATAAACCCTGCTAATTTTTTAAGCATAGGTATAACTACAGGCAATAAAACACCTCCTAAATCAACAAAAACCTCTTTTATATCATTAATAGATTTTTTAAGTTTAAAACTAGCTGACTTCTGAACCTTCTCAAAAGCTCTATCTGTGTCTCCTAGAGTGTTATTCATTTTATTGAATATTTCTCTAGTCGTGTCTGCGTTTGCTCCTACTAAATCCAAAACACCACTCAATGCTCTAATGTTTCCAAATACCAAAGCGGCCGCGTCTTCGTTTCCTTCAAACTTGTCTTTTAATATATCTAATGTAGACAGAAGACCTTTGTCTGCTAGATTCTCTCTCAATCCCTCTGAACTTAAACCCATAGACGTTAGAGCTTCCTCTGCCTCTTTTGTTGGTTTTAGTAAAGATGAAAATATACCTCTTATTTGAGTAGCGGCTTCGGCTGCGCCTGTTCCCGTTCTTGATAAAGCAGCAAAAGCAGCGGCGACTTCGTTAAACTCTACGCCCATAGCGCTAGCTATAGGTAAAGTTCTACCCATTGACTGAGCTAATTCTTCTGGCGCTAATTTACCCTCTCTAACAGCAGCTAACATAACATCTGTAGCCTCGGCAGCTGAAAGTATCTCAGACCCGTAAGCGTTCATAGCAGAAGTAGCTAAATCAGCAACAACCTTAGTATCTCCTAAACCAGCAGCAGACGCTTTTAAAGAAGATTCTAATACCTCCATCGCAGTAGCTCCTTTTATACCAGCAGAAGTAATGAAAAACAAAGCCTCAGCGGCGTCTTTTGAGGCTATACCAGTCTCTCTAGCCATTTGCTTGGCAGATACACCCATTCTGTCAACTTCATCAGAAGCGATACCTACTAAGGTTTTAATCTTAGTCATAGATTCGTCAAAATCAGAACCCATTTTTATAGAGGCAGCACCCGCAGCTAAAAGAGGAAGAGTTACGTATCTAGTTAAAGAAGCGCCAACGCTCTTCATTCTGTTGCCCGCAGCCCTTAGATTATTAGAAAACTTGTTCATCTTCCCCGAGAAAGCGCTCATTTGCCTTTTGGCTTTATTAAGCTCTTTTATTAAGTCGTCTATATTCGCTCCAATCCGTACTTCTAAATCTTCATTAGCCATTATTTACCGCTTTTAGCTTGTTCTTTTTTAAATCTTTCTTGGGCTTGTTTAATTGTTTGTTTCATAATATCTGTAACGTCTTTTTTACCTCCATCTAAAGACATAAAAGCCTCTTGATTTTTTGGTAATTTCTTTGGGTCTAAATGCGATCCTACTATAGCTGCATATGCAATTTCTCTAACTTTATACCATTCAGATTTATCCATCCTTCGGTACGCGTGTTGCCTTATACAAAATTCCGCCCATGTCATATCGTAAACGAATGATAAGGACGGACATTTTAATTCTCCTAAAGCAAATGATATAACGTCAGAAGCCCAATCTATTTTTTTTGTAGAACCGCTTTCTTCTTTCCCTTAGTTGGAATCTTATTTGGTTCTTTAGGCACATCCTTAGTCATGCTTTTAGTAAAAGCTTCTAAGAACTTACTAACGCTTTCAGACATTACACCTCCATCGTTATCAATTAAATCCGTAAAAGAGAATAGAGAGTATTCGCTCTCTTTATTGTCTCTAATACAGTTGTAATTATGTGCTTCAAACATTACTTTAGGGATAAACTTAAACGGATTCTTTTGAATACCTGTCATAAGCTCATCAATAGAGCAATCTAAAGAGTCTAATAATTCCCCCATAAAGCCTAAGCCAAAGTGAAAACCTAACTCTTTGTTATCGAGTTTTAATTTTATATTATTCATAATTTATAGTTTATGCGTTAGGGTCTACTGTAGCAATAACTCCACTTCCTGAGATAGTACCACTAAAAGTAGCTAGTTCGTCTCCTGCTGCTGCGTCTAAAGACAAATCACCAAATACACCTTCACCATAATAAGCAACTGTGTCAGTTAGTCCTGTGTCCATTTTCCACTGTACGTTAGCGGTGTTTGAAAAGATACTTAGCAAGTAATCATGTGAAGCTTTTGTAATCTCAGCACCCGCAGAAGTAGTATCTATGTATTGACCTTCAAAAGAAAGCTCATAGGTAGTAGAACCAGAGTCTTTAATAACCACACTCGGATCACATTTAGTCTGAGATTCTATGATGTTTTTTGTTTGCGCCAAACTATTAGAAGTTAAGCAAGCGATAGGTCTGTAAATAGTGCTGTCGTACACATAAAGTACAAGACCTTCACCTTTAATGAAATTTGACATATTAAAATTTGTTTTAATTAATTAATTATCGCTAAGATACGAATTATTTTCTTACTTTATTTTTAGTGATATTCTAACGAAGTTTCTAAATATTATCTGATTACCTGTATTAGAACTTAGACTATTTGGGAATGACTGAGTTTGTATAAATACCTCTAAACCACTAGCAGCATCTAAAACTAAATTATCTGTTAATCTTCTAACCTCATCAGTTATATTGTCTGTGATAGTTCCTCTTCCTTGGTTTCCTGCACTCTGATAAATAGAGTTAATGTCTAAAAGTATTTCAGAATCCCAAAAGTATTCACATTTATTAGATTTATCTACTTCATTTGACTGAGTAGATAGTAAAATATAGTGATTAGGTCTACTGTTTCCACTTACATTAGTATCATAGCACGGTATTGTTTTACCATCTACTACAATATTATTAACAGCGTCAAAAATAGCCTTTCTCAACCACTTATTCGGAAGGTTTTTATTCATTTCTTGTTAAATTTAATTGTTAACTTTTTTAACTGACTATTTAAGTCTTTTACATATTGTTTAGAGCCTTCTTTAAAAGCAGGGTATAAATAAGGTCTTGCAGGCAGGTTTATTTGCTTAATTCCTTTACCTCTAAACTTAGACGCTAAATTCTCCCATCCTGCGGGAATATCTACTAAGCCACCTGTTCCAAACTCAACAAAGGCAGCGTATTTTTCGGCTGCGTATATTCTAAAACTTAGTTTTGTTTTCTCTTCTGTAGCTATACTTTGCCTTAAACTACCCCCTTGATACTTTCCTACAACTACCCTTTGTTTAGCTCCTTCTTTTATATCTTCTGCTGCTACTTTAGTAACTTGCTCAAACTTACGTTCACCCTCTTCTCCAAAGCTTTTAAACTTCTTCAAGAGAGCATCCGTACCTACTATGTTAGCGTTTATTTTCATTTACCTCTCCTGTACTCTAAAAAAACTACTATTCTCCATCGTAATATTAGCGTTTCCGCTATTATTTTTTGCTTGCAGTTGTAAATAATCCCCTTGATCTAATATCCCTCCAAATATTAAAGTAAAGAAAGCTACATCTCTACCACCTATCAAAGAGTTTACTTGCCTAACTCTTTCAGTATATGTCAAAGGAGTAAACATAGATAGTGAGTTGTCCCATTTTTGCCATCTTACGGCTAGTTCATTGTTGGGATTCGAGTCTAGTGTTAAATCTGCTGTTATCTCAAACTCTCTAGGGGAGTTTCCGTCATGAGTTAATTTACCGTCTGCCGAAGCTGTAAAGTGCTCTAAACCTGAGCCTGTAAATATACCCTCTAAAGTGTACCATGTTGAACCAGCACCAACTACTGTCAACTCCTCGCTTGTAACTGTTGTAGTACCACCAACAAAGGTGTTTTGTAGTCCATTGTTACCCTTCCAATAAGAACATAAATCTTTTTTATCTACATTGGGCGTTAAATTAGAATCACCTGCGTTATAATTACCGTCTCTTGTAACCTCGCAACCTTGTAGCTGTAACGTTCCTGGGTTTGGAAAATTTAAAGGCTGAAAATCTAACAAAGGTGCTAAAGTCGGTAAATCAACATTTATATCGGTTAAGAATCTACTATTCATTTGAAACAAGAAACCTGCCTTAAATAACGGTTCTGTCATAGTTCCTGGCAAGCCTCTAACAATAGATGTAGTTATTCTATAACCTCCAAGCCATACACCATGAAGTGTAAGCGATGGGCTTCCTCCAAACCTACCTGTGCCGCTTTCTAATCC